AGTGGTCTCAGCCCACTTTTCGGTATATTCGGGATGTTCTCTCCAATGAATATTAATAACATTAAAGTTATTTTTTCCAAGAGCTGCGTCATGGTATAGTTCGTAATATAAGTTCGCCATACCATTTACAGTGGAAAGAATAAACGCGGAACCGCCAGTTGAAATTGTAGGATAGATTGCCATCCAAAATTCAGTCATTTTATCGATAAATGCAGCCTCGTCCACAATTAGAAGGGATACCGCTTCACCACGACCCGCTCCAGCAGGTTGAGATTTTATTTTACTTCCAGTGGACAACTTAATAACATGCTTGTTTCGCTCTACTTCCTTTGGTTTTAACCAGGCGGGAAGGTCATCGTACATGGTCACGGCGCGATCAAGAAAGTCTCTGGACTCCCTATCGCCAATAGACACAACCATTACGTTCTTATCTTTATTGAATATAATGTACCATAGAGCATAGGCAGCACAAATTGTAGTGGCACCCGCCTGACGGAACTTCCTCATTAAATTAAACCTATTCGCCTTAAATTCTTGGATAATTCTGTCTTGGAATTTGTACAGGTCGAACTTGACGCGACCTCTTATAGGATGTGTAATATACACGTAGTTCCTAATGAAGTAACACGGGTCTGCTTCGCACTTGGCAAATTCTTTTTTTAGTTCTTCTGGACTCATAGAAATGCACTATTATATAGACACGAGGAAAGCCCGCAAAACGTCGTTGTCTACATAAACTATAGTAGGGGAAACCACTCATGAAAAGAATTCTTGTAATAATATTGGTATCCATCGCGGGAGCGATGGTGCTGAGTGCTGCCGTGAATCCGGAATCCGCCGTCTACAGCCAAGAAAAGGAAAAACCTAAAGTCGACAGCGGTAAAATTCGGCACGGCAAGCTGTCAGACGTAAACCTGGAGAAGGACAAGATTTATGTAATCAACTCTAGAAAAATTTATCTGGAGATCCCCTCCTACAAAACGATCCTCAAGGACAAGGTGAAGAAGGGTACAGCTCGCTACATCAAATTGATGGAAGAAGCCACCGCTCTTTACCGAAAAAAGCTAGAAGAGGTGGCGAGTAAGAAGTCGATAAAGCTGATAGTTGAAGTTGGTGGAGTTTCTGGGGCGAAAACTGTAGATATTACTGCTACTATCATCGCTGCTCTTTGATAAGACTCCAACAAATTAAGGACGAAAATAACCGCCAACGCACTATTATATAAACATGAGGAAACTCGCATTTATACCTACTAAAGAGGACAAAGAACGTCCAATTAACACGTTTTTAAAGGAAGCTGGTTGGGATGTACATTTTTTAGTTGGAAAGGAATCTATTTTTGAGGCGTACAACGAAGCTTTCAAAGAGCATAAGGTTATGGCAAAAGATCGTGTTATTATGTGCCATGACGATATTGAAATTTTGGTGGATCCCTCTACTTTCAATAATATTATTGACAGTAATCTAGATGATAAAACTGGATTCCTAGGTATTGCCGGTCCCAAGAAACTTAACAAGACGGGCTGTTGGTGGCATGGTCTGGGAAGAGAATTTCCGCACCCAGAAGCTTTCCTGCGCGGGTGCGTGTGGCACGGGGACACTATTAATGAGGCGAAGCCTACTTATTATGGAGGTTACGGGGAAGTCCAGGTTATAGACGGTTTGTTCATGGCAACCACAGGAGCAACACTCAACAGTATTAAAACCAAGAAACCTAAAGAGTTTACAAGCGACTGGGATTACTATGATATGTATTATTCATACCAAGCGTACGCGAAAGGAAAGATGAATAAAGTTGTTCCCATTATGATTCTTCACCACTCAACAGGTGAAGGCGCAATGAGTGAAGAGTGGAACGAAAGCCGTTTGGCTTTCTGTAAGATGTACGAAGATAAGTTCGAAGATATTACTCTTCCGGCTCCAAACCAACTGCAACAACAGGCTTAGTCTCTCCTTTGAAAGAACTCAGAAGCTCCCCAAAACCAGCGGAACTTTGGGTGCTATTGTGAACAAGCATAACCCAGTCACTATTGTCGACTGCTTTTTTACTTGCTGCTTCCCAATCCGAGAACCACCTCAAAGGTTGGCACTCTGATTCGTCAAGAATGATGATTTTGTCAGCTTTAGCCGCCGCAGCCTTGAATATCTTCTTCTCCTTCGCATCTAGGGAGCTAAAGAAATTTCTGGAGGGGAGAATTAGCCTGAACTTCATCTCATGTCCTATCAGGAAAGGGACTATATTTATGTTCACTCCTTTTGTAGGACAGAGGTAAATGACTGAAGGAGAATGCAACACGACTTGAGTTGCGATTGTCTTCATTTTGTTGTATCTCTCCTTCCCCGCGAACTTAGGAAAGGTCCCGTCTCCAATTAATGCCATTTTTTTATGCTTACGAATCATATATTTGTCCTATAATATCTATATAAGAAGGCTCGGTTGGAAAACGAGCTTAAATTGTCCGAAAGGAGATACAAAATTATGAACCATTACTTTACACACTTTGACAAGCTCTTTCAGGAGCTTCAATACGGCTTTGACGAGCCACAGGCGCAGCAAGTAAAAGAAAGCTGCAGATTGCCGAAATACCCAGTTAGCAACTGCTACCTGTCGGAAGACCAAAACCTACTCTACTTTGAGTTTGCGTTAGCGGGATATGAGGAAAAAGAAGTTACAGTTACAGGGGGAAGCGACCAATTCACGGTGCGAGCCAAGAAAGAGGAATCCCTAAAAGCTCATATGCTTCTCCATCATGGAATTAGTGACAAAGACGTAGACTTTTCTATTAAAATTGATGCACAATATGATATTAAAAAGGCGAAGGTTGTCTTTAAGGACGGATTACTCAGAATAATCGTACCTAAAGCAAAGGACGCTGAATCTATTATGTTATTTGGTTAATATTCGTTCTTTCGTGTGGTCTACGTAAAAGACTAAACCCAGGGGACGAAAGTCCCCTGGGTTTTTTATAGTCTAATTGGGATTAGATGTAGACTAAGTTTACATCAAACTTTGGAATCGCTGGAGTCGTGGAATTTCCACTATTGTAAAGTAGACCGCCGTTAGCAACGTAACGAATAATTTGCCTTACGACCTCATCCCGTACCGTATCATTGGTTTGGGCAGAAGTAAAGATGGGACCATTAAGAGGCAAGAATACTTTCATAAAAGTATACGTCTTTTGGTCGGGAATATCACCCGCTGTGGTCCACCTTCTAGTAAATCCAGTAGCTGAAGTTGTGATGAACCCCTCGCTGCCCATTCCAACTGACGCGTTTCCGCTGACACTTATAACATGTTCTTGACGCGCATTGGCAGCGTTCGCACACCCGCTCGCATCACTGGAACTAGTCGAAAACTGTTCAAGGGTATCCGTGTAGGATGGCATCACATGCATAAGAATACCACTCCCGGCGTTACCTTGAGTCGGAAGCCATGTTCCGTCTAGGGATGGATAAGTTGCAAACTCATAAGACGCAAAGAAACTTTGTCTGTGAATAAAAGCGGTGCCCGAACATTCGCCGGAAGCAACGTAGTTTCTTCCAATGTTAAACGTAGTCGCAGTCGCACCACCACCACCAGGTGGATTTAGAGGGGAGTCAGCCATTAAAATTTTACCTCAGTAATATATAGATCGACAAGTTAGTGGTAGTATATAAAGTTATGAAGAAAGTCGGGAAAATTACTGAGGCTCGCAAAGCCGTACGGGAATTTAAATTATGTCCCATCGTCAGTGATGCGCTATACGAAGGTAAAGTAGCTATGAAACGTGATGCAAAGATTGTGTCCGAGAAGGAGAAGCTGGCTATAGAGGGACAACAAAGGCTCCGGAGGGTAGCAAACGCACAGTCAAAAAAACCAGGAATCAGCGACCGATGGACTCCCAACGCAAAAGATTTAGCAAATACGCAGGCCAAAATTAAACAGAACCAGAAAGATAGAGAAGATAGAACTGCCAACACCAACGGCACAAATGGTAGCACAAATGGGGAGCTGGTAAAGAAAGAATCTTCCACAGCTAAACCTATTCGTCAGGCTCGCGCACGTGCACAGGCGGGAAAGCCTATTAAGAAAGGAACAGCAAAAATGGTAGCTAGTGATCCGGGTCAGGATTTAGCTACAGCCACTGACGCCGCAGATAAACTATAATGCCACTTAAAAACAGTATACCCTTGCGGACTGAGACTTTTGTTGTGCAAGGTGCTGGGAAAGGTGCTGACGGAAGATCGTTTGATAATGCTTGGAAACTACCAAAGGACTGTATATACACCATGAAACCACGAAAAAGAAAAGCTAAACAAATTCAGGAGATGAACATCTACGATCTCGCTAGGAAATGTGCTGAACCCGAGGGAGGTTACATTGACCCAGATCGCATGGATGAAGAGGTTTACGGTCAAGGGGGTCTTGACGGAGACGAAGCACCTTCAGTGGATGAAAGTAAGCCAAGGAAAAGACTGCGTAAAAACACTAAGGCTATCCGGAATAAGCTTAAGAAAGAAACATGAGGTAAAGATCGCTAGCCTAGTTAGGCTAGGTATCATTGTGGAACGTTAGTCCGACTTTTTAATCATGAATCCCCTGCCCGGCGGGATGTGGATCTCCGGCGGCATCGGCGCACTCGTAAGTTCGCCACTAAAGACGCCGTCTAAGCCAAGTAGAATATGGGGGGTCATTCCGACAAGTTCATACCCCTCTTGGTACTCAGCAGGAATGGGCAACGCCTCGGCCTCATTCGGGATTCCGGTATTAAAGAGAGCTACGTAACCGCTGTCAAACTCTCGTGCGAGTACTTGAGGCAAATAAATAAGT